GCCGCCAGCATTCGCGCTGTACGTGAGTTACTCATGTTAGTAATCCTTTGTTAATTAAAGGGCATGAGCCCGCTTATTGGTTATCGAGAATATTAAGCTCTTGAACATCGGTAGCGAATAGGCCGTAATCACGCAGTTCGTCGAGTACCACGTCGTCGACGTTACTGTCGTCGCCGTCCGCGTCAATGACAAGGCGTTCTTTGCGGAAATTGCCCCCCACGGCTGCACGTATGGGCACGTCGCCAGCGCCAGTTGCAACAACATCGAAGGTAACGAGTGCTTTGGGGATGCCGTTTTCATTAGCCACACCGCCCTTAACGAACGGGACCAACAGTTCCGAGACAGAATCGCGAGCAAGAATAGTGCCCTCGAGTACCGTGCCCGCACCGGCAAAGGTCAACAGTTCGTCGCGGAATACTCCGCCATCGAAAATTACGCTGCCTAAGTCAACGTTTGTGATTACTGGGTCTGCCATGATAGTGGCCTCTGCTTATGTTACGGGTTACGGTTTAAATAGTTTTACGCTGTGGAAGTAATGCCGACACCATCTTCAATCTGTTTTAGTACAGTTTCCGCGTGAGCGTCTAAGTCTTCTTCAGACGAAGCGGCAGCGCCATCCGCAGCCGCAGCCGCAGCCGCTTCATCACCACCGCGAGCGCCCATGTTGGCATTATTCAAAGCAGCGGCGGAATAGGTGGCAGTCATCGAGGCCGTCATTCCTGTTCCGTCTTTAACTGCTGCTACGGCGATTTTCATAGCGTCAGCCGCTTCGCCCCAAATCAAGTGGGCGGATACGCGCTCGCGCTCGTCGGTTACGCCTAAAGCTACCGCTTGTGCGTAAACGTCGGGGTGTTGGGTTTGTAGCTCTGCTAGGTTCATGTCGGTAGCCTTTGGTGTAATTGTGGTTGCTGTCGCTGTCGCTGTCGCTGATGGGACAGATTTTAAGCTGGTTTTCTGAATGCTGTCGATCATACCACGCTTTAAAGCATCGGATGCAACAAGTGTAGCACCTTGGCCGAATTTCGTGTTAACAGTTTCGACGGTGGTGGTGCGGCCGCTGGCGATGGCTTCGGCGAAGACTTCGTGCAGCGCGTCGAGTTCTTCTTGTACTATGGCAAAGCCTTCCGCAGTAGTAACATTGGGTCGCTTTTTAGGCGCATCTTTGCTGGCGATATTAACCACATCATCGGATACGAAGATCTCTGCGGCGACACCAATACTGCCGAATCGCGTCATAGGATTAGCGGCAGCGATGGTATCGGCTTGTGCAGCGATGGCAAACGCGGCAGATTCAGCCTTATTAGCCACGACAGCCCCAATAGGTTTGCTAAAAGCTTGAATAGCTGCAAGCGTATCGAATAGGCCATCAATAGTACCTCCAGGGCTATCGATCTTTAAAATAGCTCTAGAAACGTCTGGGTCAGCGTCGGCAGAAGCAAGGGCGGTTATAATCTCACCATAGGTAATATTACCGCCGCCAAATATGCTCGCAAAAAAGTCGGGGGTATCGGTCAGGATGCCTTTTACAGTTATCTGAGCAACATCCCCCGCAACGCTAAGAAGTCGGGAGCCACTACCGTCCGACTGGGCGGTAGCGCTCGCCATGAACTCAGCCTGTTGATTGGCGTCGATCTTGATGCCGGCTTTGATGGCCTGCATTATTTTTTGGTGTGTATCGTGTGCGATTAGCCAACGCATGCGGTGAGGCTCCGTGTAAATACTCTTTGTAGTCTCTTAGTGTCGTTTTTGCAACCAATGGGGGGTATTTAAAGTCTCCATCTAACAGTTACCGTAGCGGTTGGGTTATTTGCAGCTGACCCAGTAGCAATAGAAAATACGTGCATCATATCGCTTGCCGAAAAGTCTGCATTAACTGCGTTGCTTACAAATTCACTGGCCACCAGTACATAAGAAAAGATACTAATGCCGTTTGCTCTAACTTCGAAACCTTTAGTTGTATTGCCGCTATTTTGCATACCCGTGACACTAATAACAGTGCCGTCCCTGGGGATAAGTACACCAGAAGTTGAATTCTGCGTACTGTTAAAATTCAATTCTGTATTGTCTGTAGACCCATTACTACCGAACTGGTATGTAGTCGTATCCACTGAAAGCCATTTCGCCCTACTGGCATCGTATTGATACTCAAAATGGTCATCGAGGCTATACGCTTTGAGACCGTCAAAAGGAGAAGCAATTAATAATATTTGAGCATTCGTCATTCGCGGAGGCGCAAATCCTCTCGTTGTTGAGGCTAAGGTGAGAATAGCGGCAGGCGCTGTAGTAGTCGTACCGATTGCAACTCGCCCAACGGTATCCATGTAAAAAAAGTTTGTATTACTAAGATCTGCTCCTGGTGCAAGTATGAAAGCGTCCTCATCAGCCTCTATGCCCATAGTATACGATTGGGGGAAAGCATTGGTGAACTGCAGGATGGGGGCCGAACCAGGCGAGGTGCCTAAATGCTGAATTCTTATGCCGTCCTGACTTGTAGATGCGCTAGGTAATTGAACATGGAGCCTACTTTCAGGTATTGGCGCTCCAATTGCTAACCCAGTAGAAGTAAGCCGCATTTCCTCATTAGCTGTACCATTTACATACCATACAAACGGGGCGTTAGCGGTAGTATTAAATGCGAGGCCTAAATTTGAATCTGCTTCAATTCGTGGTGGTATAGAACCGGTAGTAAATTCATCCCTTAATCTGAATTTTAAATTACCTGCTGAATTATAAAAAGCGGCAATGCCGGTTTGGAGATTAGCAAAACCTCCGCCAAATACATTAAATCTATCTGTTCCAGTAACATTATTTCCGATAGTTATGGTCTGATTACTAACATCGACAAAAATTTTATCCGTATCAACAATAAGATCCCCCCCATTTAACGAGAGGGTATCAGTGATAGTAGCAACTGTAGAGGTCGGAACAGTCCCGTTCCCTGAATAAATTCCATCTCCACCCCCAAGAGTTGAATATGTTATGGGTGTAGAGTTACCAAAACCAATTTGAATGTCTGTATCGGTTATCTTTAAAACAGATACACCAACTTTAATAATCGTCCCTGTAGAGATTTGATTAACAAATTGATCTGCGGTGAAATCGTCGAGTTTTGCGGTAGTGCCGACACCCCTAACCGTCAGTAGGTTCGCCGCGTGACTTAAAACTTCGTAATACGCATTATTACCAACAGGTTGACCGATATCGCAAATGACACGAACGATATCGCCTACCGCAAACGTGGCAGCGCCTGCAGTCGCCACAGATGGGTTGCTTACGGTATCAACGCCCTGGGTAAATTCAGCCGCCGTAAAGGTATCGGTAAGCGCTGTGGGCAGCGCGCTTACTACGATGCCGCCAGTTTTAAGTGCCGCGGTTATGTAGCCAGAATTAAGCGATATGTAATCGTCAAGATCATCTTCGGAAGCTACCGCAACGCCCCTCGCTAATGCTGTGTCAGCGATCAAGAAAGGCTTAGTTTGACCTGTGAACAATCCCGAAGTTTGTAAACCGCCAAATAAATCGACGCCATCAAACGTAAGTAGCTGTATGTCACCTTGAAGACCTAACAGCTTATTCGGATAGGGCACTTCGAATATATTACCGATATCACCCCCCTGTATGTCGAAAGTTGCGTCAACGACAATCGGATCAGTAGCCAAGGCTCCGGCAAACGCTTTAACAACCAGCGTTCCGGTTATTGCTGGGCGAACTTTTACCCCAGTGGTGTATGTGCTTAAAGATGCAGCCGGAAAAAGAAACTCTCGCGGAGCGCTAAGCTGAGTGTCGAATACGTCAGCAACGACAATATCTTTCACCGTATCAAATTCGAAAAATCCGGGTACACTTGACCCAGAGTCAAACACGTTGAAACCGAGAGGCACCGACTCTATGCCGTACGCAGATTCAAAATTCAACGCCGCAGCGGATGAACTGATATTCGTCCCATCTATGCCTAGGAATAGTGTTCCTGGACCAGAATTAAGCGATGATTCTCGAAATAGTGACGCGTCATAACTTACGGGCGCCGTATCGCCTGTCCATCTGAATGTTGTAACGGCATTGCCTTCGTTAACCGTTATAGGAATTCCAGCTTTTAATCGATCTCGATTCGCGGTTATGGCAAAAAATGTATCTCTTGCTGATATTGACGCAAACGAAAAACCGGTTGCCTCGGGGAGAGTTATTACTCGGCGATCATCTAAATTTGCTGTTGGGCTAAGTGCTGATACGTAACTGACCTCCGCTAGAAGCAGTAGGGACGATAGCGCTATTAGTAGTATTTTTTTCATAACTATCACCAGCTAAATAAATTTCCATTATGTGAATAAAGCAATATGCCGCCAGAATTCGCGCTGACAACCACGCTGGTAAGCGCGACGTCTATTGTTTCACTTCCTTCAGTATTGATGGTGATGTTATTAACCGATGCGTTGTTAGTCTCATCTTTAATCAGGAAGAACGTAAAATCGACAGCTATTAGCGCGCTCAATATCGTAACTACTTGGGGTGACGAAGAGGTATCTACGCTAGTGACTAGAAAATCAGTCATGCTCGTAAACCCGGCGCCCGGCCCCGCTAGACTAGAACCCAATAGCGTTACAAGTTTTTCCGATTTGATCAGCATTAGAGGGCCCCGTCAACGCGCACAACCCAGCCGTCGCCATCCGTGCGGATATGTGTTGCCACCGCATCATTTTGGATGTATTGCTCACCGACATTAGGATGATCTTTAAGAGCGTTGACGTCGCTTGCTGTCTCATTGAGGAATAGCGAACCCTTTCCCTCGACGTTAATCGTAATGGTGACAGCGCCCGTGCCAATTTGCTGATACGATTGGGTAACCGTAACGGTATTAAGTGCCATCGAAATCCCTCCTATGGCGGTAAATCCCTACCTTCACTTAACTTATTTCTTGACTGACCTCTCGCAGCTCGATAACCGCATCGTCTAATGCAGTAACTGCCTCGGCTGTGGCGTCAGTCCCGAATTCTGCCTGTAACTGTAGCATAGGCCGTAATGCTTCGGCCAACTGTTCATTCTCGCGTTTTACGCGGCGTACGTTCTTGCTCCACTTCGTGCCGGTAAGCCCCCGCGATTCGCGAGCATTTGTCGACCAGGCGTTTTTAACAAGTATCTCGCTGCCCTTAGTCTGTTTTTGCATATCGGTCGACGGCTTGATCGAACCGTACCACTCAACGTCCGTCCACGCAGTGAAGACATCTTGTGCGAGAGGGTTACGCCATGCCTCTAGCATGCCTCTAGCGCTAACTTTCTGTAGGAGGGTTGAGCTTATCAGCCAGTCAATATAGATCGGCGTACAGAACGTTTCGCCCCATTCAGCCCAAACGCGGTTAAGATAAATCTTGAACTCATTGATAGCCGCTTGGCTGGCGCTGTAGTTGTTACTGAATGCCAGCTGCAATATCTCGGGCGGGATTTCGTTGGTCCACCCAACAGCCTGTAAAATCGCCGCTTCAAACTCGCCGAATTTCTCGTCAGTACCCTGCGCGCCGAAGGCTACCGGTTTCTCGCCGGTTTGCAGTTCCTCTAGGACTAGTCCTGGGTGCTGACCAAGGATATTACGCTTATAGACTACGCCGTCGTCACCCGTTGCCGTAATCTGGTCATGGCGAACCGCACCACCCGTAAGCGGCAGCGTGCCCAGCTTATCGGCATCTTTCTGGATAAACATGGCCAGGATAGAATTGATTGTGGCCTTGCGTTGGGTCGAATCCCTATAGCGGTCAATCTCTTTCAACGACTGCAGCACGATAGCGAGTAGCGGTTGCCCGCGCACCTCATCAAGTCGCTTAT